TTTGTAGTAGTAGAGAATCTGCAATGTGTAGGCAGAATCAGGCTTTGGCGCAAACTCAAACTCAGCACCGCGCAGGGTATAGAAAACAGGTAATCCCGACTCGTCTGCCCTGCTGTTAGAGGAGAAGTTAGACGGGGATAGGTAAGAGACTGTGGTTCTTGGTGATCCTTGGATATAAAGATCACGGATTGCTAAAAAGTCTGGTGGGAGTCCTACTGTCGCATCATCTATCGTCATCGTAGCCGTAGCGGTCTTGAGAACTTTGCGGGTACGGATGTCACGCGATAGACGCAGCTCGGCAAAAGTGATGAAGTCTGGAATCTGACTCGTTAGGTCAGACCGACCAAGGTAGTTTCCTACGCTGGTCTGCAAGTCCGAATAGGTGCTAAGGCTCATCGCTCTTCTCTATGTAATCGTTCCATGAGTATGTGTAGCTCCCAACATGACCGATCATGTTTGAGAGGTCGTGATCCAGATATGTCTCGTAACCGGCGTCAAACGCCTTTACGCAGAAGTAAACATCTTCACCCAAGAGCTTGTCTCCTGGGATTTGGTGGAACCAGAACCACGGTTTCGGAGTGTTCTCAAACACCTCGCGTTTGACCATCATCACACCGCATCCAACAGCGGTGACCTGTTCTAGCCCTGATTTACCCTTAGAGACAATGGTGTCCCAAATGTTCTCTTTTTTCTCTTCGTTTATGTGCAGCATCTTGGCAGTTCCTCTTACCGGAACAGCCCTAGTGGTAGCGTTTACGCCTACGATTGGCTTGTCGTGTTTCAGCAAGACCTCAATCGTGTTCTTTGGGAACCGCATATCTGCGTCAACCCAGAGAATGTAATCTGCACCCTCTTTTATTGCTTCTGCGGCCAGCTTTTCCCGCTGATCGAATATCAGGGTTCCTGCTACCGTATAAACCGCTTGGTGTCCTGTTCTGTGACGGCTGTCGTAGGCGCACATCACAGCTAAGTCAAACGCCGTTCCTATCTCCATCTCTCCGCGAGAAGGGATACAAATGGCGACTTTCTTATCTTCCCAAGGTTCTTTTTGTTGCTTTTGCTTGATTTTGTCGTGAATCTTGCCCACTAAACTCTCCCCGGTCTTGTCCGTAAAAAACGGTTCGCCGGGTCATTCAGAAAGGCTTTCATGCGCTTCTGGTCTACTACCGTGAACCCCCTCATAATTCCCTGCACGTTCAAGTCTGCAATAACTGCATTAGGAATCTCTGCAACTCGCGTGAGTTCGCCCCATCTGGAACGCTCATCTGTGCTGTTGTAACTTGCTTTATTAGCCTCTAGGATCGGCGCAATGTTTTGCTCGTCCTTGTAGATCAGCCCACCCTCGCCGTCGGCGTACCAGGTGCGCTTTCCCTCAAATGTTATTTCTTCGCCAAGTTTCTTCATGTGGAGAAATCGGAGGTGACAATATGCCACCCCCGATTCTACATCAATTAAGCGGCTTTGAGGTCAAAAATACCGCCATGTGCCTTCTCGTTCCGAACTTCCAGGGTCAGCTCGGCAAGAATCTGAGTTTTCTCAGAGTCGCCGGTCTTAGCCAGGTCGTTGGTTTGGAAGGGACGCAGATAAGCCAGCGCGGCGTACTCGGAGTCGAGCAGCAGGGCGTCGGTTGAGCGCATAAAGCGATCCGGCACGATGCTGATGAGACCGAAGTCCGACAGGTAAGCACCGGCGGCGGCCACGATAGTCGTGGGTTCTGCGCCAGTAACATAACGCTGCTGTGCAACACCGGCAAAGCCAGACACGGTTGCCTTCAGGCCAGGAGGAACGAACAGAGCCTTGGGCGTACCGCCGTCCTCAAACACCTGCTGTGCAACGTCTTTGAGCATGGACTCAAGGAAGGTGCGGGTCGTGGTGTCAGAACGGACATCCGAGCCGTCGCCAGTCGGGTTCGTACCAGCCGAACCTTTGCTGACGTTGGAGGTGATGTACGACAGGAGCGAACCCATCTTACGAGCACCAGAGGTAGCCGTACCGTTGGTCTTGGCTTGGTTGGCGGCAATGATGGTCTCGATGTCGCGCTTGATCTCAGAAGCTGCTTTAGCCAACTGGTAAGCCTTCTCAGACTTACGGCCAGCCTTGTCAACTGCCTCCAGCGTACCGGAGATTTGCACAGTCTTACCAACGATCTGTGTAAAGTTGCCAACACGGGTCGTGGGCGAGAGCGAAGCCGAAGCTGCGTCATCACCTTCGATCAGGGCGTTTGCGGTCGTAGCAGCGGCCAGGGCGTCGGTTTGCCACTCGTGGTTGGTCTGAGTAGCGCGAGCCTTGCCGATGGACGACATGATGGGAGTATCGGTGGGGCTGATGTCATAAATAACGTCAGCGAGATCTTCACGGACACCAATAGAGGTGTACCGCAGATAGGTATTTGAAGGAACGGCCATTTTCTAATCCTTTATAAGAATCGTTCAAAAAGTTTCGCAGCATCTCGCGTCCTTCCGGTCTGCTTGAGCTGCTTGTGGAGTTTCTTTTCTGCCTCGGCGTCACGGTCAATCTTCTGATTGCCAACGCCAGGCTTGAGGGCTTTCGGGGCATCTGCGACCTTTTTCTGGGCCACGGGTTTACCCTTCATCAGCTTCTCGAACTGCATCGCTCGGTAGAGAGTGACAACGGCGCGGTGGTCGTACACCTGCGACAACTCTTGGTCTGACCAGCCGACAGACTTAGCGTAATCCCTGATTTCCTTGCGGATGACCTCACCCTTTACATCGTCGGCCATGTCTGGGATTGCGGCGCGTAGCCGTTCCGCTTCTTGGGCCAGATGTCGTTTCAGATTCTCTTGTTGCTCTGCAACCTGACGGGCTTGGACGGATTCGCGCTCTGCCTTGACGGCGGCGAGTTGCTTTTCCCGTTCCATCTTCTCCGCTACCTTGATTGCGTACCCCACGGGGTCGCTATCCTTTAGAGCGGTTAGATCTTCCTCTGGTTGTGTGGAGAGCATCTGCTCAATCACTTGCAACCGTTGGGCATAGGTGTCACGCAGTTTGGCGGCTTCTTCTATCTTCGTGCGCTCGGCTTCGACTTGCTTGCGCTGTTCGGCTAGAGTTTGCGTCTTTTTTGTGTAATCCGATGTGCGGGAATAGCCCTTAATGAGTTCGTCAAGATCGACCTCCAGTTCTTCGTTGTCAACTTTGACACGATAGCGGGGTGTTTCTTGGACTTCCTCTTGAGGCTCTTCTGATACTTCTTCCGCTGCTTCCTCTTGCGGCTCTTCGGCTGCGAGTTCCTCGGCTTGGCCTTCCGGCTGCTCTGGTTCTAGCATCCCAAAGATTCTGGATGCGGCATCGTTTACTGTCTGACTCCCTTGCGGGTTGGTCTCTTCCATTTGTGACTCCTACAGGTTAAAAAAACCTTTGCGTTTCTTGTCTATCTCTTGGTTTGCAGAGATTGATTTGAGTGACGCTATAAATTCTTCCAGTCCTTTGAGCTTCAGACGCTCCCTCTCGCGGAGGTCTACGTCCTCGTCCCGACTGTCTAATATGTTGGAAATATACAACAGGCGTTGTTTTTCTACAACACCCATGAAAAATTCGTCTTGCAGGTAGGCAGAAGCCTTCTCTGCCTCGCGGTTTACGTTCATCCAGGTATCCTGATATCTCCGGTCAGTTCAGCCCCGACCTTGGCGGCTTTAAGTTGTGCCTCGGCTTGGAACTCGGCGGTCTTAAGCTGTAGCTGGGCGGCGGCTTTCTCCCGCTCAAGCTGGATCTGAGCCTGTGCCTTGCCTTTGGCGATCTCGATGTCGTTCAGGGCTTTGGCGCGATCAATCTCGATTTGGGCTTGGGCCTGCTGCATGATCGCTGCCGTCGCCGGATCGGGCTGAGGCTGTTGCGGCGCAAGAATCTGTTGTTCGATTTCGGGAGTGATTTCGCGGAAGAATTCGTTTGTGTCTTTGAACCCAGCAGACTCAATAAATCGTCCCAGAGTATTACGGTATTGCGCTGGAGATACGAATGGATTAGCCATTCCCATTGTGCCAAGGAGCTGCTCCTGTTTCTGTAAGACTGCGGCGGTCATAGCCATCTGCTGTTCACGGTTGCCCGTTCCCAAGCCGACGTTGATGGAAATATCGTACTCATTTGACCACTCGCGTGGGTCAATGGGAACGAACTTTCCACGCATCCTGACGATTCTCTGCTTGTCCT